CGGGTGTCCGCGTTCACCGGCGGCATGGGCCGTACCGAGTCGATCCGGACCAAGGCTGCCGCGGCGACCATCGAGCGGCGCTGGCACCCGTTCCGCGTCGTGAAGTCCGCCGTCTACCGTGCCCGCCCGCTCATCCGGGCCAACCTGACCGAAGGACTGGAGTGACGCATGGCTAAGCGAAGCGGGCTCGGATCCGCGTTCTATGTCGGGAGTCGCGACGTGTCCGGCGACGTGGGCGCGATCAACTCGGCGGCAACGTCGCGCGCGCTTCAGGACGTATCGTCGATCCAGTCGTCTGGCACCGAGCGGATCGTGCTGCGCTCCGACGGCGAGATCAGTTACACCGCCTTCTGGAACCCCGCTGCCGCGCGGTCGGTCGCGACGTTCAGCGACCTCGCCAACGCCCACGAGCTCGTCAGCTGGGCGGACGGCACGGCGCTCGGCTCGTACTGCGCGAGCCTGTGGGCGCACAAGGTCTCGTTCCAGACCGTCAGCGGACAGGACGGCTCGCTGGGCATCACGGGGCAGGCGCTGGGATCGCTCGGGACCAAGCTCGAATGGGGCCAGCTGCTGACGATCGGCAAGCAGACCTTTGCCGCGACCGCGGCGATCGCGTCGTGGGTGGCCAACACCGCCTACTCGCTCAATGACCTGGTCGTGCCGACGACCGCCAACGGCCACTACTACAAGGCCACGACCGCGGGCACGTCGCACATCACCGACGAGCCGACGTGGCCGACGAACGGCACGACGGTCGCCGACGGGACGGTCGTGTGGACCGACCAGGGCCTGCTGCCCAACGGGATCGACGACCTGTTCCCGCGCACCGGCACGACCTCGACGGCGTTCGGCCTGGCCGCGTACGTCCATCTCATCTCGATCGGCTCGGGCTCGATCACGTTCACCGTCCAGGACAGCGCCAACCGCATCGCCTGGGCGAACGTGACCGGCGGCGGGTTCACCGCCATGACCGCGGCCGGCGCGCAGCGCATCCAGACCGCCACCAACGGCACCGTCCGCCGCTACGTGCGGGTCCACCCGACCGGGACGTTCACCAACGCGGTCGCGGTCGTCAACTACGTCCGCTACCTGAACCAGCAGCCCTAGAGGAGAACGAACGTGGCAAAAGTCAGCGGCATCCCTACGTCATTCACGATCGACGACGCGGCCGGCTCGCCGGTCACGTTCAGCAACGAGGTCGGCACGGTCAGCATCAACCTGTCGCGGGCGCAGCAGGACGTGTCGGGCCTCGACGTCGACGGAACCGAGCGGATCCAGCTGCGCGGCGACTACACCGTGAGCTTCACCGGGTTCTGGAATCCTGAGGTTGTCATCCCGGTGTTCGGCGACCTGGCCGGCGCTCGCGACCTCATCATCGCGTATCCGGGCGCGACCCTGACCGGCGTCGTCGTCATCAGCTCGTTCACGCCGGCAGTGGCGCAGGACGGCTCGCTCGGCTGGACGGCCGAGGGGGCGCAGTCGGCCGGCGAGCTCGGCGAGTTCGAACTCGCGCCGTAAGGTGGCGTACCGCCTTCCCGGCGGGCGCGTCACCCTCGCCTTCGAGGAAGGACAGTACGCCGGGCTCTCGATCGAGGTGGAGCCCATCGCGTCATGGGCCATCTACCGGCACGCCCTCGCCCTCGTCGCGGCGTTCTTTGCCGCGACCGAGGCGCGGGTCGAGAACGCCGCCCTACGGGCCGCCTACGAGCATTTCGTGGGCGAGGCACAACCGACGTGGTCGATCGTCGACCACCGTGGCCCGATCCAGCCGACGACCGAGGGCCTGCTGCGGCTGCCGCTGCCGCTCGGGCTCCGGCTCGTCGAGCTGTGGTCGGAGACGTTCATCCCGGCTGAGCAGCCCGAGACGGCCGTCGACGAGTTGATCCCGCCGGGTCCGCTGCGCGACGAGATGAACGCCCGGCTACGGGTGGTCGCGTAATGCCGAACAATATCTCGGTTGGGACGAAGGTCACCGGCGTCGGTAAGTCGTCGTCCGAGCTCGACCGCCTGCGCGACAAGTTCGACAAGCTCCAGAAGCAGGGCGCCAAGGGCTTCGCCATCGGCGCCGGGGCGGCGATCACGGCCAAGGGCCTGTCCGTCCTCGACTCGGCGCTCAGCTCGACGATCGACTTTATCGGCGACTCGGTCCAGGCCGCCTCGAACCTCCAGCAGGCGATGGGCGCGACGGACGCCGTGTTCGGTAACTCGGGGCGGGTGCTCGAGAAGTTCGCCGAGACATCCGCCGAGTCGTTCGGCCTGTCCAAGCGCGCCGTGCTCCAGCTCGGGGCAACGGTGGGCGCGCAGCTCCAGGGGATGGGCTTCTCGGCGGACGATGCGGCTGATAAAACGGTCCAGCTTCAGAAACGTGCCGCCGATCTCGCGGCCACATTTGGCGGCCCGACCGAGGACGCGCTGCAGGCGGTGTCCGCCCTGCTCCGCGGAGAGCGTGACCCGATCGAGCGGTACGGCGTCTCTCTGAAGCAGGTTGACATCAACGCCCGCGTCGCGGCGAAGGGCCTGAGCACAGCGACGCCCGAACTCAAGAAGCAATCCGAGGCAGTCGCCGCCCTGGAGCTGCTATTCGAGGGCACCGCCAAGGCACAGGGCCAGTTCGCACGAGAGGCCGACACGCTCGCCGGCGCGCAGGCTCGCGCCAACGCCGAACTCGAAGACGCACAGGCGAAATTCGGCGAGAAGCTGCTGCCGTTTATGAAGGACGCGACCGTCCTCGCAACCGACCTGATCGAGGACATCGGCCAACTCGCAGACGCCTTCAGTGCCGTTACCGACGCGATCGGCGCTCTCGCGGATGACAGCGCAGACCGCATCGGCGGCTTCGAGGCATCCCTCCGTGACGTTTTCGAAGGGCTCGGGCTCTGGAGCAAGCAAGCGGAGGAAACGGGAGAACGGGTCGCGGACGGCGCGAAGGTCGCAACCGACGCGACGATGATGGCGTCCGAACTTGCGCAGCATCACCTCCGCGAGTGGGGCGGTGAAGTCGAGACGTTGGGCGACAAGTCCAAGCGTACCGCGAGCCGTGTCGATCGCTCGCTGCAGTCGATCGTTGACGCGTTCAACGACGCCAAGGACGAGTTGACCGAGATCGGTTCGGACACGGCGGACGCGATCTACGACCCGATCATCCTGAAGGGCGAGCTGGCCGCCACCGAACGGGAGATCGCCGAGCAGAAGCTAATCGCCACGTCGAAGAAGTCCACAAAGGAACAGGTCGCCGACGCGAAGCAGCGCATGGCGGAACTGAACAAGCGCCGCCGCGAGCTCATCACGGAACTGACCGCCTACGGCGCTCGGTCGCAGAAGGAGATCACCAAGGATCTCCGGCAACTGGCGAAGGACTATCGGACCCACACCGGCGCCGCGCGGGCACAAATCTTCCTGCTGATCGTTGCCCTCGCGCGGCTGCAGGAGGCGCAGGCGCGAGCCCGGATCGGCACCGGCAAGGCGTCCCGCTCGGGCCAGCTGGAAGTTGACTACCGCGCGTCCGGCGGACCCGTCGAGGCGTTTCGCCCGTACATCGTCGGCGAGCAGGGCAAGGAGATGTTCGTGCCACGCCAGGACGGCACGATCATCAACGCATCCGAGACGAGCCGGATCATGCAGGGCGGTTCCTCGGGCGGCTCCTACGGCGGCGGGCCGATGGGCCTGACGCTCAACGTCACCGTCAACGCGGGCATCGGCACGACCCCCGGCGCGGCGCGCGAGATCGGCGAGGCGGTCGGCCCGGCGATCTACGAGTGGGGCGTCCGGCGCGGGGTGTGGGGATGACGGAGCTACTCACCGGGCAGACGGTATTCGAGTCCGGCCTGAGCACCTTCCCGTCGTATTCCAATGACCGGAACTACCTGACAACGTCCAAGCGATCGTCCGGCGCCGAGGGCGGTAGCACCACGTGGTGGTGGGGCGTGGACTTCGGTTTGGCCGTCGAAGTTACGTCGATGGACGTGGACGATCCGGTTGGCACCGAGGAATGGCGGATCGCCTTTAGCGTCACCATCGAACACAGCGATGACGGCTCAGCATGGACATCCACACCGTACGCCTACTCGACTTCCCTTGTGCCGACCGGGCTGAGCTTTCCAGAACCGGATATGACGACGCGCCACACCTACGAGCTCGACACCCCGTCCACACATCGCTACTGGCGCATCAGGCAGACGGTTGGTGCGGGCTACCACCTCGAGTCGGGCATGTCCGAGTGGTGGATTTACGGGGGTTCGTCAGAGGATGTAGCGGACTTCTCTGGGACCCCTCTATCGGGCAACGCGCCGCTCGAAGTAGAGTTCACGGACGAGTCAACGGGCGACTCGATCACATCATGGGATTGGGACTTCGGTGACGGCGGCACCTCCACCGATCAGAACCCAACGCACACCTACACCTCACCCGGCGTCTACACGGTCACGCTCGTCGTCAATGACGGGGCGAGCAAAACCCGCGTGGGCTATATCGTCGTCACCTCTCCAGGTGCTGTCGTCGAGTGGTCGGATGAGGTAATCGAGGACATCACGCAGGACCTCGTGCATTGCAGACGGCAGCGCGGGGCGGGATCGCTCGCGGACGGTGGCTCGTACACGGGTTCGGCGGTGATCCGCGTCAGGAACCGGGACAACCGCTACAACCCCGAGAACACCGAGGGCCCGCTGTTCGGCCTGCTGCGCGACGGGGCGCGCGTCTGGATCGGTGTCAACAAGATCGACGGCACGATCATCCCGGACCCGGGCAAGACCGTGAAGGGCGTCTTCGGAGGGCGCATCACCGATGTCACGGTGATCCCGACTCCAGGCAGCGAGTACCCGGCGTTCGTCGAGTTCACCTGCGAGGATCCGTTGGCGTGGATCGGTCGCCGACCGATCAATGTGACCGCTTCCCGCCATCGCTCGCAGCGGGACCTCCGCCTTGCCATTCTCACTGCTGCGAGCGAGCCGTCATATGACCTGTGCGTCGAGCCGACGACGATGCCGTTGTCCGCCGCTGAGGGCCTGGCCGGGAACCTGCTCGACGATTTGAACCGAGCCAACGGCACGCGCCACTTCGCGCGCCCCCTGGATAACCCCGACGACTGGTACGAGTACGTCACCGTGCGGAGGACGCAGAAGCTCGACGGCGTCCCGGACGCGACACTGTCGGCGAGCGACGACCACGTGACTGGCACGTCGGGCTGGAAAACGTCGTCCGACACGGTCATCAACCAGCAGAAGGCCACCGTTGAACCCGTGCGCTTCACGAGTTACCAAACCATCGTGTGGGAGGCACAGGACGTGCCATTCCCGGCCGAGCGCCGGCCGCGGATCATCGTGGACTTCGACGAGTACGTTGACACCCCGATCATAGATATGACGGTTGACGGCTCGGTGTCCGCGAGCCTTACGGCGTTCGGTGACTCGGCGCTGATCGAGTTGTCGGGCTCGGGCACCGTGACGCGGCTCAACGTTCAGGGAGCAATCGCCCGGCGCTCCTCGGCCGAGACGGTGACGATTGACGATGAGGACAGTCAGGACGACCCGCGCGGCGTCCGGGCGGGCTCCGACCTGTCAGGCGACTTCCTCGGCACGATCACCTCGGCGCATGGGATCGCCGCGCATATCGTCTGGCGCTACGCGGACGGGAAGTACCGACCGGACCTCGTCGTGGAGAACTGGTTTCCCGAGCAGTTCGACCTCGAGCCCTACGACCTGATCGCGTTCACGTCCACGCACATCGGCGTCGCCGCGCGGATCTTCGAAGTGCTCGGCGACACGCTGGATATGAACCTGGCCGCGAGCCCTACAGCCGTCCACCACGTAACGACCTTCCAGTTGATGGAGTCGCGCGTCCAAGAGGAGCGCACGTGGTTCACCCTCGATCAGTCGTTGCTCGACTCCGAGACCGACCTGCTCGCCTACTAGGAGCCGACCGTGCCCTGGACCGACCCGCCGACCTTCGTTCCCGACACCGAGCTCACGGCCGCCGATCTGAACATCCTCGGCGACGACCTGCTCTTCCTAAAGGGCGTGGCCGATGGCGTCACGTTCTCGGGCGTGCAGCTGGCGCGCAGCTCCGACCAGAGCATCCCGGGGTCGACGTGGACGTCCGTCGTATGGCAGGCGGAGGCGTTCGACTTCGGGGGATGGTGGACGTCCGGAGCCGGGATCACGGTGCCCGCCGGCGCCGTTCCGGCCGGGTTCGACACGATCGCCTGTCTCGTCATCATGCGCGCGCAGTTCGACCCGAACACGACAGCAACACGCTTCATCCGGGTCACGGTGGACGACGCCGAGGTGACCCGTGTCAGCACGGTCGCTGTGGGCGACGGTGAGACGACGGACCTCGACATGTCCGAGTTCGTCGTCGTCGAGGCCGGTCAGGTGATCAAGGGCGAGGCGTACCAGAACTCCGGCGGCGCGCTCGACGTGCGCGCGACGAACACGAAGATCACCGTCGTCCGCTACGCACCGGCCGCCTGATGCTGAACCGTCCGGCCAAACGGCCTGCCGTCACCCGGACGGTCGGGGCACGTCGCGTCCCGATCCACGATCACTCCGACATCGACTCGGGCGGCAAGCTGGCGCCCGGCCACGCGCTGGTCGGGGGGCTGTCGAGCATTCCATCGTCAGGCGATAGCGGCACCAGCCATCCCGCGGACGCGATCACCGTCGCGGACTCGGGCGGCTACTTCGTCGGCACCGAGGTCGAGGCGGTCCTCGCCGAGCTAGCTGCCAAGGCCATCGGTTATCAGTCGCACGGCAACCTCGGGACCACCGAAACCTTCGACGCAGCGATCGGCTGGCACTCGGGAACGCTCAACGATGACTGCACATTCACCCTGACCGGTGCCCCTACCGGTACCGTCTCGTCCTTGTTCCTTGAGCTGACGCAGGACGGCACGGGCGGACGGACGATCACCCTGCCCGCGTCGGTCGTGAACAAAGCCGACCTAGAGGCCGACCAGGACACGACACTGTCCACGACCTCATTCCTCGTCCTGCTCTCGCGTGATGGCGGGACGACGTGGTACGGCGGCTGGTGGGGCCAGTCAAGCGGCTCAGACCTGACCATCGAGGACGAGGGGACACCGCTCGCTACGGCTGCGACGACGCTCGACTTCGTGGGCTCCGGCGTTGCCGCGTCGGGCACCGGAGCCGAGAAGACGATCACCATCTCAGGCGCTCCGACCGGAGCGGCGGGCGGCGACCTGTCGGGCACCTACCCCAACCCGTCCGTCGTGGACGACTCGCACAGCC